CTGGGAGAAAACAACCGAACCTCTTACGGAGACTGACGTCCCCGACGAGAATGGGTTGTTTGATCGATGGACTGGACCGCGTCTAACGGCGGTCCGTAACGAGGCTGGACCATCTAAGTGGTCTTTGGTTTACCAGAACCTCGATATTGCGGAGAATGCAATCTTCGACCCGACATGCGTCAGAGGCGCGGTCAACGGAATGAGAAAGTCGGGGGCTTTGATTGCAGGCGCAGCAGGTCACCCTGACAACCCTCAGAACTTCTTTAGGGTTATTGGTATTGACCCAGCTATGTCAGGAGACACAGCAGCTGTTGCTTATGCAATAGATCGCAGGACACACAAACGCTACATCATGGATGTTCACATCATGACGGCTCCTACACCTGCTGCTATTCGCTCTCTTATCAAGGAATGGACAGATGCCTACAAGCCTCAAACGGTTATTGTAGAAAGCAATGCCTTTCAGCTTTTCTTAACTCAAGACGAAGAGATTCGTAACTTCCTGTCAACTAGAGGTATTAACTACAGACCTCACTACACAGGTAACAATAAGCAAGACCCAGAGTTCGGCGTAGCCTCACTCGCACCGTTGTTTGGCTCAGTCATCAAACGTGATGGCGTCAACAACAATTACAAACATGCTGGCGATAACTTAATCGAATTGCCAGATTCTTCAAAGAACGAACATGTCAAGAAACTTATCGAGCAACTTGTAACCTGGCAACCAGGTAAGCAAGGCAAGCAGTTAAAGATGGACGCCGTAATGGCTCTCTGGTTCTGCGAGATCGTAGCTCGAGAAACTCTTATGACAGGATCCAACGTGACTAACTTCCTAAGCAATCAATACACACCACGTGCAGAGATTGAAAGTCGTTACATCATCAACCTAGATGACCTTGCTGCAGCGCAGCAACCTGTGAGATTGTGATATTAATGAAAGAACTAGTAACAGCATTTGAGGCTTTAAAAGTCCGTAATGCCGAGCGCGATAAGCGCATGCGCGAGGTTTCGCTTGTAAGAGCGGGAGCAGCCGAGCAAGTCTTTCCTGGTCTATTTCCAGAAGGTGTTTGGTCACGACCTATCGTTGCCAACCTCATCGATGTTGTTGCTCGAGATCTCTCAGAGCAAATTGGCGTTCTTCCTACCATTACAGCTGCTGGCGATTCATCACTAGATGATAACCAGCGTACTAAGGCAGACAAGCGTACGAAGATAGCTAACTACTATGTCGCTGCTTCACGTCTTGGTACGGAGCTTCTGCGTGGCGCAGATCAGTTGATCACATACGGTTTCGTCCCACTACGTGTCGAACCAAACTTTAAAGATAAAAGACCACACATCCATGTTGAGAATTCAATGGGTGCTTACTTTGATATTGATCGCTTTGGTGTTGTAAACACCTACGCTCGTCTATATCACCGTAAGGCTGGCGATCTTGCTGCTAGCTTCCCTGAAGTAGCAGATCAAATTCTTCAGACATCTACATTCGGTCAACGCACTGACAGCAACTCACTACTTCAGGTAGTTCGCTGGATCGATAAAGATAAAACCATTCTATTCTTACCAGAACGTAATGGAGCAGTCCTTGCCTCAACACCCAACAAGCTCGGTAAAGTACCAGTTGCGATTGCTTTCCGTCCTTCACTGGATGGTGAACAACGGGGACAATTCGACGATGTATTACCAGTCTACGCAGCGAAAGCGCGTCTTGCGCTCCTTACGATGGAAGCTGTTCAAAAATCTGTTGAAGCTCCTTTGGCATTGCCTAATGACGTTACTCAGCTTACCGTCGGTCCTGATAGTGTCATTCGTTCGAACAGCCCTGAAAAGATTCGTCGTGTAAATCTCGACGTACCACAGTTTGCGTTTGCAGAGAACAATGTTCTAGCAGATGAAATGAAACTTGGAACACGCTTCCCTCAAGCACGTGCGGGACAAGCGGAAGGCTCAGTAGTTACAGGTCAAGGCGTAAAGGCTTTGATGGCTGGGTATGACTCACAAGTTAAGATTTCACAGTCTATTCTTGGTGAAGCAATCGGTCAGGTTGTTTCTCTCTGCTACGCAACTGATGAAGTTTACTTCCCTGAATTAACTAGAGAAGTTTCAGCTACTGCCAATGGCGTACCTTACAAGTTAAAGTACAAGCCATCTTCAGATATTAATGGTAACTACGGTGTTACTGTTGAATACGGACTCATGGCAGGGCTAGATCCAAACCGTGCTTTGGTATGGGGCTTACAAGCTCGTGGAGATAAGTTGATTTCACGTGGCATGTTACGTCGCAACCTTCCAATTTCGCTCAACGCTGGAGAAGAAGAGCGGGCAATTGACATCGAAGAGATGCGTGACAGCCTTAAGGCTTCCGTATCTCAGCTTGCAGCTGCGATTCCACAAATGGTTTCTCAGGGTCAAGATCCGATGCAAGTTGTTGAAAAGATGGCTAGCGTGATTAACGATCGCAAGAAGGGCATTCCGCTCGAGGATGCAGTTAGTAATGCGTTCAAGCCTAAACCAGCACCCACACCAGCACCTGGCGCACCAGAGGCTGAAACGCCTGGCATGCCAGGAGAACCACCTATGGGTGGTGGACAACCACAAATGCCACAAGGTAGACCTCCAATGCAAGAACTTCTTGCTGGTCTAACAGGTGGCGGTAACCCCAATCTATCGGCGAGAGTAACTCGCCAGATCCCAGCATAAGGAGAAAACATGTTCGGAAAGCAAGGAAAGCCAGCTAAGGCAATTATGGGCGCAACAACTGTAACACCAAAGGGTAAGCCTGGCGGTAAGGCAATGGGCGCAGGAAACGTCAAGCAGGGCATTACCCCAAAGGGTATCAAGGGAAACAAAAACAAGCTTAAGTAAAGGATAACCATGGCAGCCAAGAAACCAAAAGCTCCAAAGAAGTTTAAGCAGGCACGTACGGCTGCCAAGGCTGATGCTAAGGCAGCGTTTAACGGTAAGGTTCAAGCACGTCGCAAGGATATCACAGGTAAATTAACTGCTGAAGATAAGCAAGTTCTTCGTGAAGTATCCAAAGAATCACGTGCTGGTGTTATTACTGGTCCAGATGGCAAAACCATCAACACTGGTAAAGTTGTATCCCCTTCAGAGAACTATCAAAACTACAAGGCAGATCAGAAGGCAGCGCGTGAAGCGTTCCGTTCTAATATGCGAGCTGAGTTTGGTTCTTATGGCGGTAAAGCAGCAACACCTCTTGATCTAGGAGAAACACCATCAACACCAAAATCTGCACCGAAAGCTGCTCCTGCGAAGGCAGCGAAGAAAGCCGTATCAAAACCAACGGTAGCAAAGACTGCTGCCAAGCCAGCTGCAAAACCAGCTGCGAAACCTGCAGCCCCTACTAAGGGATATGCAGCAGGAAAAGAACTCAATGCTGCTGGCAAGGCTCGTTACGATGAACTTATCAAGCAGGGTGTAAAGCCAAAGTCTGCAATGAACAAGGCTTTGTTTGCTCAAGAGAAAGCTGCTGGTAAACCAGCTACTAAAACAACTGAAGCAACAACTAAGCCAACTGTAAATAAACCAAAGGTTAGCAAGTTAGGTTCAGGTATTGCAGAAGGCGGAGAACTTAAGACAGCAGACCAGGTCAAGATCTATAAGGATGCTGTTGCAGGTGGTAAATCCAAGGGCGAAGCAATGCGTCTTGCTCAAGGCAAGACAACTAAAGCTCCAGTAAAATCAACTGGAACTGATGTTGCTGTTCGTTCAAAGCCAAATGCTGTTGCAGCAACTCGCTCTGAAGCAGCATCTGCTGCTGACAAGGTTAAGAAGTTTGGCAAGACAAGAAAGTTTGTACGTGGATCTGCAGCACTTGCTGTTGGAGCTGAAGCTGTTTCATTAGCTAAAGGTTCAACTACTAAAGATGCAAAAGAGATACTGCGACTTAAAGACAAATTGGCTTCACTTCAAGGCAAGGGCAATACATCTAAGGGTGCTGCTTTTAAAGAAGGTGCTGGATCTGAAGCAGGGCAACTTGCATCTCTAGCAACATTTGGTCTTGTTGGTAAGACACGTCGTCAACGTATGGATGAACTTAACTCTAAGATCGCAAAGCTTGAAGCTAAGAAAGCCAAAGAGAACAAGGGTCTTCGTTATGGACCTAATGGTGAAAGCCTAGTTCCAGGAACTTCTGCATATAAGAAGGGTTCTTCAACACGTCCTTCTGCATCTGCTCCTTCTACTCCAACACCAGGTGCTGGAGGAACAACATCTAAGGCTACTCAAGGTTCTACTTACACAGTAAGCAAGGGCGATACCCTTTCAGGTATTGCTAAAGCAGCGGGTGTAAAGCTTTCTGATATTCATGCAGCAAACCCAGTATTTAAAACAAATGCCAAGTATAAGCAAGGCAACATGATCTGGTCAGGAACAAAGGTCAAGATCCCTACAATTAAGAAATAGGTAACTTATGTCAATGATGCAACCAAACCCTGGAGCGGTTGCTGGACCAGGTAAGCTGACTAAGCGTACTGACCTTCCACCAAAGCAGGGGATAAAGCGTTTGCCTAACCCTGCTTATGGTGAACAACAACAGTTTATGCAGCAAGAGGCTGCAGCACCAATGGCTAAATCACCTAATCCAATGGCTAGTGTTATTCCTTTGGGTGCTCCAACTGGACGTCCTAACGAACCAGTAACTGCTGGCGTTGATGCAGGTCCAGGTCCAGGTAGAGAAATACTTGGAATGCAAACACCTATTGATACACAACTGCAAGATCTTTCTACTCTTGCCAAATACATGCCATTGATGGCGCAATACGCGGATTCTCCACAGTCAAGTGGAACTATGAAAGCATTTGTTAACTATTTACGGAGCCAATCTGAATGAAGGTTTTTAAGAAGTTCGAGCAGAATCTCGAATTCTTAGGATTCGACATGGCTCCAGTTGCTTGGGATTTAGCCCGCTTCCCTTTCGAGTCCGACGCTGACCGTATTTCTTTACTACAGGAGTTGACGACTCGAAAGGAGGCTACACCGAATGGCGAACAACCAGCTTGATTGGTCTACATGGAATAGCCAAATTTCACAAACAGCACCTGGACCTAGCTATAGCAAGGTAGAAGACTTTCAGAAGCAAACATTTGCTAAAGATAAAGTTGGTAGTATTGAAAAAGCTATTGTTCCTAAAGTAGCTGGAGCAATTAAAGCTGGTCAAAGCAATCCCATAACTGGATTCTTTCTTAATCCAGCATTGCGTGTAATGGAAAACATTAACAAGCGTGTTATCCAACCTGTAACACAAGGTATTTCTACTGCCGTTCTTACGTCAGAAGCGATGAAACAAAACCAAGGTCAAGGTTTCAGTGGAGTTGCTAAGAGTTTTAAGTTTGCTAAAGACCAGGCTAAGAAGATTTCAATGGGTCAAGCCATTGCAACAACCGTTGGTCAAGGATTAAGCTTTCTTCCAGATCAAATCACTCCATCATTTGCTGAAAAGAACTTTAATATCTTTGATGATGCTCAAAGAAACAAAGCATTCCGCGATGAATGGACTGGAATCATTGCATCAGGTGGTACAGATCTAGCAATTGCAGCCCTTGGTACTAAGGGCGTAGGTGCTGCCACCAAAGCAGCAACCACAAAGGTCGTTGGCGCAAAGAAAATTATTACGCTAAACGATATGAACGCTTTTAAAGCTAAGGCTGATGAGGCTGTTGCATGGGCTGAGTCTAAAGATGGCACTCCACCACCATCAGGACTAGCAGTTCTGATTGATGATGCAGTTAAAGAAACAAATTTAACCAAGCTTGCTGCAAACCCATTAGTTTCAGAAACATCTAACCCAGGTCGCACAGCAACAATCCTTTCTCGTCTTGATAATCACGCTGATGTAGCGAACTATCTCAAGGCTGAACGTGGAGATGCTCAAGCATTTGACTCTTTTTTTAAGTCAAAGCCATTAGTTGCAGACCATCTTGATAATTATGGAATTAACAACTTTGATCCAATTGCAGATTGGTCAAAGATTCATTTAGATACAATCGATCCTAAGATGACATTGCGTTATCAGTCAATCATTGAGGGTAAGAAAGCATCTGATCCTAAATTTGCTGCAGCACTTGACGATTTTAAATCAAAAGCTACCAGTGGTGTGGTTGAAAGTTACCAGCCAGGACGTTTTGGTGCGCTTGAAAACATTGGTCTTCAGAAGAAGAAGCTTGCTTTGCAAGCAAAGTATGGAGATGTAAAGTTATTTGGCAAAGATGGCGGAGAAGGTTGGAAGACTCAGGTCTACCAGTCAGAAGCATATGATCGTGCCATCAGAATGATCTCATGGGCTGGCTCAGGTCGCCCACAAGGTCACATTAATATTTCAAACCCACGTAAGTTTGAAGCTTCGTCTGATCTTCTATCAGACTTGAACCGCTTACGCATGCTTCGTACACCAGAAGGTATGAAGTTCAAGCGTGACCAGGTAGAAAAGTTTATGGCTGCACAAGATGATACGCAACGCGCCATTGCTTTAGCTAACATTGAAAAGAATGTTATGACTTACATGGCTAACCACTATAAAGTCTCAGCGGTCGGTGACATCCGTACATCTAAAGAAGCAATTGACCAGATCACACGCTGGCACGTAGGAACATCTGAGCGTCGTCAGACTCTACAGCAGTACGCTGTTAAGAACGGTTTGATTCCTGATGAAGATGGCGTACTTAATGTATCTAACTTTTGGTCTGTATCTAATGAAGCACAGACAGTTCCAATGCTTGACTTTGGTCGGCTTGAGAACGAAGTAATCAAGAACGTAGACCGTCTTGCTAAGGGTGTATCACCAATTGCAAAAGAAGATCTTAACATGGCAAGGCTTTCTCAAGCAGCTATGGGTATTGGTTCATTCCTTGATACAGCAAACATGGTGTTTAATAACTTAAACCTACTTCGCTTTGCTTATATCCCAAAGAACTCAATGGTTGATCCATTTGCTCGTGGTTCCATGGCTATGGAATCTACAGAACTTATTGGCAATGCAGTTCCTG